GACGATTTCCCTATTTACGGGACTTCGTACTCGTTTCCTGCGGCTTATGCAAGAGTCTTCCAAGATTGGAATGGCTAATGCATGGTTAGAATATCGTTACGGATGGAGGATACTGTATTATGATATGAAAGATATCACAAACCTTATCCAAAATCTCGACGATTCCAGAAAGCGATATTCTCAGAGGAATGGAAAAACTATCCAATTCACTGAGATTGATACGGCAGAGTACGATGGGAACTACAAGTTCACTTACACGAATGTAAAAGAATTTGAGGTATCCATGCGTGGCGCTGTCGTCGCAGACATAAACCCGCCCGACATCTCATTCAACCCCGTGCTTACAGCATGGGAAACGATCAAATGGTCGTTTATAGTTGATTGGTTTGTTGGAGTTGGTTCATGGCTGGCATCGCTAAGCACTTTGACGTTAGCATCAAGTTATACCGCATCCACTGGCATCAAGATTAATGCCACGGCTACGGGGACTCTTCAAGTGAACGGGTTCAATACCGGTTATACTGGTACTTTATCCGCTAAACACTTTGCTGAGTCAACTTATGTTATTCGCCGTCCATCGAGAATACCACCATATCCGTCGATCAGGTTGAACGTAGACTACTTTAAAGCAGTCGATGTTCTTGCTCTTATAGCCTCTTTTGGCGATAAGAGCGGTCCTGGTCAATCACATAGGAGATAGACTTATGGCAGCAATGTCAACGTCTCTCACGGAGTTTGCCGATTATGGTAACTCTCGCACTTATACGCAATCTTCCCATACGGCAGGAGTGCCGAAATTGGTGTTGCAAAAGCGTAAATTGCCTAGTGGCGCTACCGGTATGATCGAGGACACCATTCAGGTGCTCTCGGCCACAACCGATGCCGACTCTGCGGTTATACCGCGGCGTGTTTCGTTTTCTGTCACCGTTCGCCGTCCTTTGGACGGAGATTCGACTGACGTAACAGCGATGCTAGCCGTTTTCCGCGACATTGTCGCGGGCGACGAGTTCGCCAACACGGTGGACAAGCAGGAATGGCTCGTTTAATTGAAAGATTAATCGAGCTTCTCCGGGTTGTCTCAGGTATAGTGAAGAACTTCTTCACCGATACCTCGGAGCAATTCAATATATATACTATGATCTTTTGGATCTTAGTATTGATTCTTGTTTTGCACCTCGTGTTAGCCTATCCGAATTACTGTATTCTAACTGAATGCGGTCCTACGGGAGGCTTACTGTTATAAACGAATTGGAGATCCACAAAATGGACTTCACCACGCTAACGTACGACACGTGTCGACATTACGTAAACGACCACAAGGGTCGAATAGATGAGTCCGTCATTAACCTAATCCTTGGGTGGATTAGATCACGTGACATTTCTCGTCTATCTTCCTGCCCTGACCATATTCCTCAGGCATATCATTCTGAGGATCTATGTCGTTTCTCGCGGCAGATCGCAGCATTCTTTAAAAAGAATGCAGCTTTCACCGACCCATCGACTTGTACGATCGCTGCACAATCGGCCTTTGAAAAGGCAGAGGTGCTGTGTTCGATAACAAATCGTCGGCTCGAGTACTACTATACTCACTTAGATCGTCTTGATGATGATCTTCGTAAGGATGTAGAGGCTGCTGAGAGCTTCATCGCTGAAGCATTAGGCGACATAGGGGATTTCTATGAGTCGTTGACTCAGGAAATCCGGGTTACAGCAGGAGCGACTTCAACTCGTAGTAGAAGACGTTCTTTACCCTACTTAAAGGTAGGGATCAGGAACATCTCAGCTACAAAGCCTGCTCAGCCTTACTTGAAGACTATCGCTACCCTACTCGGGTACGATAAGGTTTCATTTAAGACGGTTCAGACTAACCGAGTTGAAACAGTACCGAAGAACTGGAAAACCGATCGAACTATCGCCTGCGAACCTGAGGGCAATCTTTGCCTACAGCTAGCTCTAGATAGCTTCATAAAAAGGAAACTCCGTAAGTACGGAATTAACTTATCGGACCAGTCCTGGAATCAAAGTCTCTCACGGAGAGCTTCAATTGAGGGCAACTTTGCCACCATTGATCTCTCTATGGCTTCCGATACCGTATCCAGAAATGCTGTTGCTTGGTTACTTCCACGAGAGTGGAATAAACTTGCTTCAGACTTCAGGACTCCCTTTGGGAGAGGCTTCGGAAGGATGTATCGGTATAACAAGTTCTCCTCTATGGGGAACGGTTCTACCTTTGCAATTGAGACTCTGATTTTCACTGCATGTTGTAAGGCTGTAAAAAGCAAGAAATTCGCTGTTTATGGGGATGACTTAGTCGTTCCCAACGCAGTGGTTTCACGCCTATTACGGCTCTTACGCTTCCTAGGCTTCCAAGTTAATGAATCAAAAAGTTTCACTACAGGCTCCTTTAGGGAGTCGTGTGGCACTGATTGGTTCTTTGGAAGGGACGTTACTCCCTTTTACATGCGTTGCACTAACTCTATGAAAATAGAGTTGTGTCACCTTGTAAACGGATTGGCGTCTATTGCTTTCGCCGACGGGGAACTTGAAGCTTATCTTGGTCAATTAGTAACCGACCATGATTTGCCTCTCGTGCCTTTCAACGAAAGTAGCATAAGCGGCGTTTGGATTATTCCAAAAGACGCTCGTGCCCTAGGCTTGATCCACCCAAGAAAAGATCATCCTTGGATGGAAGTGTTTAGAGCATACGTGCCCTATACACGTGTCCGTCATGTTGACGATTCGAGAACCTACTTCTTGTGGCATCTTGATGCCGCTCGAAGACAGGATCGAAAGCCAACTCGGACATACCATCCATATTTGAAAGGATATAATATATCCTTTCTGGACGATTGTTTCTCTGTGATCATTCGCAGTGAGGTACCTCTTTTTACGCATAAGTATAAGCGAAAGAGAGTATCCTGGGTTCCTCACCCAGGAATGGTGAC